CTATCTCCGTGCGGGCAATCGTCTCTGCTTGCCTGCGAGACACGTCAACTGCATCGGTGAGATTCTTGGCTATCTCGTGTGGTGATTGTCCTTGAGTCAAGCCGTCGGCAAGCACTCGGGTGACTCGTGTGCCCATCTGCTGAGTCATACCCTCTAGCTCGTCATAGCACCTCTCAGCTATGAGTTGCACTTTCTCTGCGGCAACTGGTTGGGCAAAGGATGATTGAAGGAACTGGTCTTTAGATCCTTCATAGAAGTCGAGGTTCCCGCCAGGGGTGAAGCTATCTCTCTTGCTTCTCCCTCTACCTGACTTCTTTGCCTCTTGCTGATAGTCATCAAATGCCCGTCCCGCGCCCTTCTTAAAGCCTATTTCCGTGTACCGCTGCCAGAGATCCTTGTCATCCAGTATGTCCTTGTCTATTTGAGACTTTAGCCATGACTTGAATGACTTGACCTTAGCTGGGTCAGTGCTGAACGTCCATCTGGTGTTAAGAGTAGGGGAAGGGATGATTGCCTCTAGGTCATTCTCTTGTGGAGTGATTGTGGGGTTAGGGTTATGGGCAATAGCCATACCGGCTAGGGCAATAGCATTGGATAGGTTGACTCCCTCATCAAGTGCGGCATGGATCAAGGCTATTGCCCAATCGCTATAACCGTGTGCTTCAAAGAAGTTGTGCAGCTGGATAGTGACGTCATACTCGGAGTTGTGCTGCATGAAAGCGGCGTAAGGTCCAGTGTTCTTGCTCTTGAGTCTTGTGGCTATTGCCGAGCCTGTAGCCCTGGCTATTCCGCCTGCTGCGTGTCCTAAATCCTTGATAGCTCCTTTGGCGGCTCGTATTGTGGCAAGAGGGTTACGGGCTGTGGAGTAGGCAAGGTAGGACATCGAAGCTACAGGCAAGGTAGCAGATACAATGGCTGGCAAGTGTGCGGCATGCACTCCAGCTATGGCCGTGACCTTGAGCACCTCGAATGTCTTATTGTCGATGGTGGATAATACACCTCTCAAACGACGAGCCTGCTCCGGCGTTGCACCTCGCTCTGTGGCAACCCTCTCAACCAAGCTTTGTGCTGCCGTGAAGTTGGCAAATGCCGCCTTTGTTGCTCCTCTAAGGACATGGTACATTCCTTTGACTACAGCCTGCCCTTTGGGCGGCAGCTTGCTCATTGCTTGCTGAATCTTGTCACTCGCATATGAGGCTACTGTGTGCTCCAGGTGGCCAACGGCAGCCCCACCCGCTTTAAGCAAGGCAACTGGGCCAGAGCCAAATCGGCCATGAGCATCACGAGGTTGGTCGGCCGAATAGTTCAACTGCAAGCCGCTAGTGCCGTGGCCGACTATGATCCCATATCGGTCATATACCTCACCATCGGCATCCTTGTCATGCCATGCCTTGATGAAGTCACTTATTGAGATGAGTGACCTACCTAGCTTCGGGTCTTGACAAACCACGTAGCCGGGAAGCATACCGATAACCACAAGGTAATGGCCATGCTCTAGCCTTACCTTGTTGCCCTTCGGGTTGGTGGCCTGAACCGGAACGATGACCGGCTTATCAAGAGCTATAGCATCCTCAAGATCCTCAATTGTCAATCCGTCTTTGGGTATGGCTTCCAAGCCTAGCTCAAGCAGGCATGCCGTGATTTGGGACGGTGATGCTCCTGTATCCTCATCAACCCCTAATGTATATCTCCACCAGGATAGGTTAGTTGACCCTACCTCATAGTAACGGCCAACGGCCATAGCCACTGCTGCACTGCAAGAGTAGTCATCACCCTGACGGACGTCTGGCACTTCGATGATGGATGGAGAATGGGTCACATTCAATGTAGCTCTTAGGCCGAGGGCATCCTCATCATCAATCAGCTTGAGGATCTTGGCATTGATACGATCAAACCGTTTACCTAACTCTTGTGCAAGTGAGCGACGAAGTGTCTGTGTCCTTGTTGGATCTATCTTGAGAGGGTTGCTTGCGGCATTGCCGGCTAGCATTTTTTTCCTCTTACGGGTGCGTATCTTCATAGTCTATATACTCCCTATTGGGTGGATAATAGCTGTACGGGATACCACTACCTCTAGGATCGCTCTAGGCGGTCCGTAAAGCCTTCCTAGGCTCGGATAGGCTAGAGCTGGCGGCTCTAGAAGCGAGAGTTTTCTAGCTTATTAGAACGCTGCTAGAAAAGTCTTTAGCCTATACCCGCCAGACTTCTCTGAGAGGAACTAAATAGCTGGCTCTGTGTCGTCGGCCTTAGCCTCTTGCTTTGCCAGGTTGGGCGCCTTCTGACCCGGCTGAGATCCTTGTTGTCCTTTAACCTGCGCTTGTTGTCCTGGTGCTTCACCTTGGCCCATGACTTGCGGAGGTTGTGCCTTCTGCTCAAAGCCTGGCACTTGAGGTACCAGTCCGTGCTCACTAGCAAGGTCTTGCTGCTCTTGCTGTTGATCCTCCTGCTCTTTCTTAGCTGCATCGATGGCAGCTTTGGCTTCCTCCTCATCCCATCCCAATACTCGCACTAGAAAGTCGAATGGGGTAAGCAGCTGCTCACCACCACTCTGCACAAACGTGGTAATAGCTTGAGTAGACTGCAAAGCTATGGCAGACTTGTCCTTGTCAGTGTTGGAGTCAAGGTCTGGCCATTCAACGGAGTAACCGGCAGAGTCATCTTCTTCGTCGTCCTCATCCTTATCTTTATCACTACTCTTTGAATCTGGATCTGAGTATGAATCTCCATCTTGTTGCTCTGCCCTGTCTTGGGCCTGCGTTCGTTCATCGTCCCGATCATCACTGACTATTAGATGATTACTATCTACGTTGGTGGTAAAGCCATCGGGTATTGGTAGGATGCCCAACGCTATAAGGCGATCGATGAATGGGCAGATGATTCGTGGAGTAACATAAGTATTCTGCCTATGCTTGAGCCGATCGTTCCATGCTGCATCATCTTGGCTTGATGCTAGCTCCCCACGCTCACTGCCCTTAAAGACACGTATGGGACAGCCTAGGTGTATGCAGATAGCTTCCAGGTGGATTGCTATATGTGGGGTAGGATCTATCACCTGTGGGGCAAGCGTCTTTGCTGTCATGCCCACCAGGTTAAGGGCGCGGTCCAGACCGGCAAAGTAATTGCCTATCATCTCCTTGAGGGCGGGTAAGTTGACAGGTACATCGCCACCTAGCTGCGGGTGAGTCTCGATGCTTAGGCCGGCGAAGCATGACTTCCAATAACCCTCACCATCTGCCCCGTATATCTTGCGCAAGTCGAGTAGATGATTGAACACTGGTCGTTGACGCGGTACGCCAAACACCTCTGACGAAGTGAGGTTATCCGCGAGATGAATGACCCGCGACCAATGGACACGGACGGTAGCTAATGGTAGGCCAACACCGGTATGCGGCTGTCGTGGATCGTTGATGTGGATCAAGTACATAACCGGCTGGCCAAACCGTGGGCTACGGATGCTAGCTTCATATTGAACTACCTGAACCAACGATTCGTCGAAGACTCGCATGAAGAGTATGGTTCTACCCTTACCCTTTTTGCCACGACGGCTGCCTGGCCCATTGGGCATCATTGGTGCCCAGAATGTGTTGAAGTATTGGGCATCGGTGCCAGATACGGCACTAAGCTGCTGTGCTGGTAGTTGTCCACCATAGATGTCGACGTTGGTGTCTTTCTCCGTGGGCTGGGTAGTGACTCCAGTGATGTCCTTTGGGTTCCCGTCGGGTGGTACACCGTCTGCCGGCATATCGAGCATCTTGCCATCATTGAGCCCCAAGAGGATAAGGCCGAATGTGCCTATGCCGGAGAGGATATCGGCACGGAGTAGGTATGGCCATATGAGAGATCCCTCCTCATCCTTGTAGTAGGACCGTGCACCACCGGTTGCTGCTATCTGGGCACCTAGCTTGTCCCATGCTGCTTCAAATGGTGTAGCTGTCTTGCTATCCTCATCCTCGAATACCCGTGGAGTGACTTGCCACGTCTCTTTGGGCATAAGAGTGCATACCCTCTCTGCTATAGCATTGCGGTCGAATAGCTCGCGGAAGAAGTTAGCTGCAATGACGTCTGGGTATCCGCACTCGGCGTTGATCCCGTCGATCGAGTCATGACGGCCGAATAAGCGGCCAAATAGCTCATGGCGGGTTTGCCACATATTGTGGACTATATGCTCTAACCTCTTGAAATGCTCCTCGTAGTTGATTGTCGATGGATCGTTGCTTGGCCTGGGCTCTGAGCTATTAGGTTGATTGTTCATGATATTCTCGCTTGGTTTCTCTGGGAAGAACTACTCATAATATGCCATCCTTGCATAGCAGTTAAGCTACCCGCACCTCGACCATCCACAACCGGGCTCTTTGCACATGAGGCATCCAGATTGGAGGATAGCCTGCGAGCCGCACTCCGGGCATAGCATGCCGGAGCTATGTGGCCTGGAGATGGTTGCCATGCCTTTAATAAACCTGTGCTCTAGCCACCTGACGATCATGTCGATGATGGAGGTGCAAATTCCAACTTCCTTGCAGTCGGTCATGCCACAGGGCTCAAACCTGGTGCCCTTGTGATGATAGATCAACTCCTCGAGAGGTGCCCCATACTGAAGGGCAACCGAGAAAGTAATGCAAAAGGCATTGAGCAGGCCGGTCATCGTAGCACCGAAGTTGCCATTGATGAATATCTCTCTAACATTGCCGTCCTGATTGAGCCCGGCGTGGATGAATACCTGTGTGCTCTCTACCTTCAGTTTCTTGGTCACGCTAGGCCGCTCGCTTGGCATTTTGCACCTAGCAGGTGAGTTGCTTATATAGATGTGCTTGGGATCACACTCAGAGTCTTTAAGGGTCTGAATGAAAGACTCTGCAAGTCGGTTATTTGGGATTGGTGCTTCCATGTCAGGTGAAACCAGATGTGGTATGCCATTGGTAGGTTGCTCCCCATGTAGCTTTACTCCTTCGGCCAGCTTTACTCCTTCGGCCAGCTTTACTCCTTCGGCCAGCTTTACTCCTTCGGCCAGCTTTACTCCTTCGGCCATGAGGTACACACTCTTGGTCTTGGTATCTTTAACCAAGACTTGCTCATCACGGCAACCGT